CTTGTGGAGAATACTTGCCTGAAGTGTCACCGACAGAGTAACCTAATATGTTTCCGTCTTTCTCTGCCCAGTTTGTTCCACCGAGTTCTAATGATGCATTATTCATATACTGTATAATTTAAGGCTAACGCCATTGCTGCAAATGTGTTGTAAGTTGTTGCTCCTATTAATATTTTACAATCTAAATCAGATAAGGCCGTAGGAAATAATAAAAATTGCTTTAATTTATATTCAGTAGGTGAATCAAACCTCAAGCTCCCGAAATTTCTTTGAGTAACTAATGAAGTTCCCGTTGTTTTTGTTGGTGTACCGCCATTGTTAGAGAATATAGTATAAGATGTCCCATCTATACGAATCACCCATTTGTTTGTATCGCTTGAAATTGCCCCTAATGGATATGTAGTATCCATATTATTATAAACACGCAAGGCCCCGTTATAATTTCTTAAACTAAACGAGTAACTACCTACGGAGTTATTTATTGAATTAAATACAACATTATTTGGAATACTATTTAAATCAACATCAATAAGAAAAGTATATGAATTTCCAGACATAAAACTGCTTACATAGTTGGTTGGCATATAGTCACTTGCCCTTGTCTGACTTACCCCATATGTAGGTATGTAGGATGTTGGGTAGCTTCCTGCTTCAAGTTGGAATCCGTAGACTTCAAATACAGAACCCGCAGGTTGGTCATAGAAAGGCAAAGTGATTGTGTAGGTGATTGCACTTCCTGAATTATTTCCTGTACCATAAACTAATTTCCAATCTTCACCCGCAACAGGGGCTTCATTCATATAAACACCCCCTATTGTGGCTGATGGTATATACAAGGGTCTACTTATAAAACTTCCACTAATGCCTCTTACCCACATTGAATAGGTAAAGTCTCCTGATGGAATAACAATGTTACTTGCTTGAATAAAAGAAGCGCTGGTCGCACTTGATGTAAATCTACTTGCATTGTTTACACCTTCTGGGCTTTCTACAAATCCATTCCAAGTGATGTTAGCACCTAAAGCAAAACCTCCTCCTGACTGATATTCGGAGTAACGCATTTGATTCGTCCTACTCGGTTCCAATAAAAGAGATGGACAAGTAGCACCACCTGAATAGTCAAAGCGTGGGGTGTTCTCTAATATACCTGCCTGTGCAGAAGTCGCTCCTGTTTCAATGTAAGGCGTAGCTACGAGGCCTTGTTCTATTTGTCCGCCCCAAACATAAAAGCCTTCACCTATTGTAAAGTCAGTAACATAACTACCGCTTTTAGATAAATAAACTGCATATCTTGTTATAGATGATGAATAGGTTATGGAATATCTATACCAATCATTTCCTGCATCTTCAATATTATAATCAATAATATTTGTTGTTCCATTTAAATAAGAAACAAATGAGCCTGATGTTAGATTAAAATAAATTCCATTGTTGTTACCAAGTTCAAACAAAAGCATTTCGGTTATCTCATCGGCTTTTGCATACAATGAAATTGTATTTAGTCCACTAACAGATATATCTTGTTTTACCCTTGATGTGTTCGTTGAAAATGTGGCATTTGCCGCAATCTTATCAGCCGTATTAGTTCCATCAGGAGCAGTAGTCGTATTAGCAGTTACAACATTTCTTGTCTTATCCCAAGAAGCATTATCAAAACTTTGGCTTTGCAGCAAGACATTCTCTCTACCCTTCTCTATTAACTGCGAAGCATCTACCCTCGTAGCTGATAAATTAGAACCTCTTGTAAAGGTGAAGTCTCCACTTCCATCAGTAGGCTTAACGGAATATACCTTGCCGTCTTTTTGCGCTCCACCACTTGCTAAAAGCATAAGTGAGGCATCATCGTAATAACTGCTCATAATTAAGGGTTTTGTGTTAGGAAGGTTAACGGAACATCTAAACAAGCAGGTGACTCCACCGTACCACCGTCCGCAATTACTCTAGCTGTAAAGTCTGCAATAATAACAGGTACTAGACAATCTGCATATTGCTTATATACAATACCCCAACCGACTTCATTACAAGGGCCAATTCCCCACCAAGAGGAACTGTATATTTCATTTGCCATCCTTTTCTTTTTTTATTTTGCTGTCCTTTACTTTCTGTAAAAACAGCTTTAATTTCTTGATATTGTCTTCTTTCACTTTATACATTACAGAACCCATCCGTTAAATGTAGCATCGTATGACGGGTATATATCGTCATTTGAATTACTTGTATACTCAGGGTACAATGTTTGGTTAAAAGCCATAAAGTCAATAAACCTTCTAGAGTACCACTCAGCGTTCGTTCTTGCTTTTTCTACTAGATAGTCTACCTCATCCTTAGAAACGGTGTCAGCGTTCTCTGAACGGTGTTTAAACATCCCTCCGTTGCGTATCTGATAACTAGCAAAAGGTATATAGTCTACTTGAGTAAACCATATAAGCATAGGCACAACATATTCATCTAGTAGGCTTTTCCAACGTGCGTTTTCAGGCAAGTCAATTCCTGCTACTATGGCCGCTGTTAAAGCATCATACATTTTTGTAGATAAATAGTTCTGTATATGTATCTCCTGCGCTGTTTTTATAAAGAAAATGAATTTGTCCGTATCTACATTCCCGTCAAGAATAGAGTTGCGAACTAAGTCAGTTCTGTCTATGAATAATACTGTTGCCATTTATTGTTTATTTAGGGTAAGCTCCTCTACCTGCTTGTTTGTCTGTTGCTATTGCGGCTTTCTTAGATCCTCTTGGGTTTCTCAAAGCAGACTTGGGTATAGTTCTAGTCTTCTTGTAGTTTTTAAGGTTTTTAGATGCCTCAGTTTTGCTTTCTAAGCGATATAGAACCCTAACCCATTTATGCTTACAATAGATACCACCTTTTAACTCAAAGATGTTATAGCGCATACTAGGCTTATGTCTAAATTCAACATTGACATCCTCAAAATTACTTGCCTTGTCAATATCCTCTATACGCCATACAGTTCCTTTACTACTCATAGCCATCATATTCTCACAGAAGTCTCTAGACTTACCTGATTGAGACATACCCCTTGCATATTTGTATCTAATCTTGTACAAACCGTTCTTAGAATCTAGATCACTATATGCAGATCCGTCAGCCTTAGATGTAACATAGTCTTTGAGACCTACAAGCTCTTTAATTTTAGAAAGTGTTGTTTCCTCTTTCTCGTTGATCAGATAAGCTGCCCAATCTTCATTGCTGTATTCTGAATCCTCATCTAGTTCATCAACTACAACCCAATCGTCACCCATTTGAGTTCCTGACTTACCTAAAGACCCAAGTAATATCTCTGTATTGTCGCTTGATAGCTCAGTAGATAAAGGCACACAGTTTGGCACCTCTTTACCGTCTTTCTTTTTAGTACCTATCTGCTCATAGCCATCCCAACAAGGCTCTTTTAAGGATATGTCGTGATTCTCACAAGGCATAAAGTAAATAACGCCCTCAACTTCGTGTTCGTGATATCCACCACACCCGTCAGCCTCTGCTTTTGCAATAGCTTCCTCTTTTGTTTTATAGGCTTGTTTACCGTCTACTGTTTTAAGAGATAACTTCTGCATTTCAACACCTGTTTCCTCTTCTATTTCTTCTTTGTCCTGTATCGCACTATCTACCTCTGTAAATTCTAGTGGCTGTAAGGTCGTAAAGTATAGGTTTAAGGCAATATCGTTGTAAGCTAGTATACTATCAAAGGAATCAATTAAAAGCTCCTGAAACGGTCTAATAACGGTATTGTCCATTAGTAGGGATGCAGTCTTTATTTCGTCTGCATTATTTCCTAGTCCGCTTGAATCCTTAATTCCTAAAAGCATAGGCGAAACAACACGATGAGCTACCATTATTTTCTTAGTAGCTTCCTCTGATAAGAACTGATACTGATTATGCGCATCGCTTAACTGCACAGGGGTGATCTCTGCGGAGCTTTCTTTGTTATCATTAAAGGCTAGTATAAACTTACCTGCGTTAGACGTTCCTGAGAACTTCTGTGCAATCTTAGATTCTATTAAAGCACGTTCCTCTTGGTTAGGTGTCCCGTTATTGAAGTTAATCAACATTGACGGTGCCAGACCGTTCATTATATTGTTTAAGTGATAGTTTGAGACCTCTTCTTCTAGTTCAGCATACTGCAAACCCCCTTGATAATCAACAGGAGAGTAATAATAGAAACCTGATTTGTAAGGTTTAACATAGTATATTTCAATATTCTCTTTTGACATACCATAAGCAGGTATTCTAAGTGGATTATCGCTTCTTTTAATGTTCGGCCAATCCTTAAAGTAATAGTAAGCAGGTATATCACCCTCATCATTGCACTTTTCAGCTCTCAATGTTTCAATAGGCATATGCTCTATTTGTGCAATACTCTTTCTATCCTTAGAATAGATAATCTGCATAGCACATTGACCCATTAATTTAAGGTCATAACACAATTTCCTTACGACATCCTTCTTAAACAACGAAACCATCTGAGCGTACTCGTTAGGTTTACGGTTTGAATCAGTAGCATTTAAGCCCTTACCGTATATAGCTTGACTAATACCATTGATTGCAGCATTATTCGTAGGAGAGCCGTTGTAACGATCTATTAGGTATTGGAAATAGTTATTGTCTGCACCGTATTCGATGTAGTCCTCTCCTTTTACCTCTTTGATTTCAGGGCTAGTATAAGTGCTTAGGTTAACAAAGCCAAACTCTGATACCTTAGAAGCCTTTTTAAACTGCCCTTTATCGTTTCTTAATTGTGTATTTTTCATCGTACTGTGTAGGTATTATTAAAACCGTCATATTGTGTATACTGCCCTTCATTAAGTTTATAGTGAGAGCTTTCATTTAACTGATCAACATCTTGGTCTGTGCAGAATATTCTATCCTTAAAAATATCTTCTTTATAGCCCGAAGCTGTTTCTGTGTATAAATGTATATCATAAAAATGGTTTTCAACCAATACAGGAGTAAAGGCTTTGCTGAACTGTAAGTAATTACCCACCGTTGTAGCCGTTGCAATAGTATATATTACTATGATGTTTGTACTATCATCTCTGATAGACATTTTAAACGGAATACTGTCATACTTTCTAGGTATTACAGATAGGTTTTGTGCGGCTGCTGAGGTGGTTAATATTATCATACACTTATATAACGTAAAAAAGAAGTGAATTTGTAGAATTGTATAAGCAAAAAAAAAGCCCCCGATCAAGGAGGCTTAATTTTCTAACTTAAAAAAGCTGATTAAGCTGTTGGGTCAATCTGAGTTGCATCAGCTGTAACCGCTGCGGCTAGGAAATAAGGTGCAGTTTCTTCCATACCTTCAAAGGTTAGAGTAAAACCACTTAAGTCTCCTGCTGCTGCTCCTGTAACTACTGTACCACCTGTACACTCCATTCCGTTTTCAAATCCACAAAGGAAGTTGTTGCCGTAATAGTCTACAACCACGATGTAAGGACGGGCTACTGCAAGAGTCTGCAATTCTGCCTGAGTCTTAGCATCTAAGTAAGTTAAAGTAAGGTTCAATGTCTGAGTATAGAAAGTTGTTCCATTCTCTCTTGAAGAGGTCACAGTAGTTTCTAGACTAGAATTACCTTTTACATCATATTCGTACCAATCAGGAGTACCTGTCACAGTAGCTTCCTTAGTTGCTGCATCTACTGTAACCGCTGTAAGCGCACCATAGTCAGCAAATAGAACAGTTTTTATGCCACCAAAAGCGGACTTACAAGGGACTTTCCGCCCTGTTGTTAATGCACAAGCCATAATTTTATGTTTTTAGTTTAAAAAAAAAAGGGTGAGCGGATTAAGACCACCCACCCCTTTCTAAATATTATTAATTAATTATGCGTACTCAACAAGGTCAGAAGCGATTCCGAACTGTACTGCTGAAGTAAAGCGCATTACCATTCTTACGTTGTTCGAAGCATCTAAATCTTGCATATCTAGAACCTTAACAGCATTTGTATCGTTCAACAAACCTGTACCGAAGTATAAGTTAGAGCGTTGAGCTGCATACATTTTGTTAGCTGACATCCCTGGACAAACAAATATCTTCACACCGTTTACAGTAAGTGATCCGTTGTTCCACCATTGAGTCCCTAAGTTAGAAACACCATTTGCACCTAGTCCGTTAGCACCAAACCCACCTAGAGCCTGTACATAGAATTTAGCTGCTGCACTTCCAACGTAAAGGAATAAATCTTCTTTACCATAAAGTGATGCAGGAATAGCATCTACTACCTTAGACAATTCAGTAACAATGTTAGCGGCATCTAAACCACCTGCGATAGCTGCTACTTGCTGACCTGCTGGAATATCTCCTGCTGCTGCTGATGCTGCAATTAGTTTTTCAAAACCGTCAAAAGAGTTATTAGCTGCTGCGGCAGTATCTCCTTGCCAAATACAGAACTCAGTATTTTGAGCTACCTCTGCTGCAACGTGAGCAATCATAAAGTCAGAGAATTTAGGCGGCAATGATTGACCTAAACCGTAACCCATTGATTGACTTTCCCAATCGTTCACGAAATCATACTTACATAATTGTAGGTTGACTTGAAGCTCAACAGGCTGAATAATACGCTCAGTAAGTGTTACAGAACTGTTCGGGGTAAAGTCACAAGATGCAGGACTTACCAAGTTACCTGTGGCTAATTTCTTAATTACCTCTTTAAAAGAGATGTTTGCTTTTACAGTCAAACCACCGTCATCGATAGTTGATGCGCTTAAAAGAGCAGCTGCGATATACTCACCTGCAAACTCACCTGCGTAAGTTGTAGTGATGTTTACTGCAGTAGCCAATTCTACGTTTCTTGAATTACTCATATTCGTTTGATTTATTTATTTAGTTTATTTAATACTCTTTCCATTGCTGTGGTGTTGAACTTACCTTTTGCAAATTCCACCTTTTTCTTAGTTACGCTTTCCCCTTCAGGATTGTGCTTGATAGGAGCGGCAGCGGCTTCAGAAAATTCTTCTTTAACAGTACGAGACTTTAAAACATTAGCAGCTTCTTCAGCCATTTCTTCTTTAGGAGACATCATAGCTTTGACCTCATCGATCATAGTCTTCATTTCCTCAATAGCAGAAGACAACTCTTCTTTAGTTGCATACCCCAATTCTTCTTTAGGAGCTTCTTCTTCTTCAAGGTCAGATGTGATTTCCTCACCCTCTTCGGTTTCTTTAGCAGGTACATCGTCAGCTACATCTCTAACGTCAGCGATCATACCCTCTTCAGATACTACCATAAGGCGGCCATCTTCAAGCATATATTCACCCACAGGCATAGCTACTTTTTCATCGTCTGTAACGATAAACACTTCCTTGTCCTTTTCAAAAGAATCAGCACTTATAACGGTGCCGTTTTCTAGCTTCATATCCTCAAGTTTGACCTCAAGGTTTAAAAGCGTTTTAATTTGATTTAACATTTCGGTTGATTTCATATAATTATATAACGGGTTAAAAATTCAATTTTGTATTTTCAGTTAGGTTCTAGTAATAACCCCTATGCCCTGCGCCCTCATAGAGCCGTCACAACACTCTCTTGAATACGTGTTACTATCCCAACATAAACAAGCACGTCCGCTCCCTTTAGGTGACGTTCTGCTGCCTATAAGTTTGCCGTTGCTTTTACTTCGCATCTTCAGAAGTTAAAATGTTTACTATTTCGTTAATGATTTTGTCATCTGCTGATAAGTCTTCTTTAGCCTCTTCTTTAGGTTTGCCCATCTTGTCAGCAAAATAACCTTCAATTGAAAAGCCTTTGACTTTATTTGTTTTAACATACTCTTGCCATATCTCTTCGTTATTAACCTTGACTGCACCCATCCAAGTTCCAACAGGAACATTAAGACCGTACTTTCTTGACTTGTCCATTACCTCATCTTCAACTATCCAACTCTCCACTAACGTAAGACCGTTAAGTGCTTCATCGTGTTCTAAGGTTGATTTGTTTTGATAACCGTTTTTCAGGTACATCTGTGATGCCTTAACTATGGTGTCCTTTGAAAAGAAAATGTAATACTCACCCTCTTCACCGTTTCTGTATATTGGCTTATTAGGTATAAGCAAAGCACCTAGTAGTATCTTTTTTTCCTTATCAACCTCAGCGAGTTTTATCTCTTCTGAATTTAAGGTTACAAAGTCAGATTCTATGGCGGGGTTTTCTACGATTGAGATCGCTTCAATACCACTTCCTTCTTGCTCTTCGTCAAGTATCAATTCTATAATTCTCATACTAATATAACGTGTTTAAGATTCAATTTTATATTTACCCTACTGTCGCTCCTGTGATAATGTTTCTCTCTAGGCTTTGCGCTGTGGTCACATCACTTGCTACGACATAGGTTTTTATAGGTTGCTTACTTTGGCTTCCTATCGCATCAGCTAGTTGATTAGATTCACTCGATCCTACTGTATTAAAGTTAGGTATTACAGGAGTTGCAGGAGCGCCACCTACTGAGCTACTCGGTGGGGTACTAGCACCAACAGGTTTTGTACTTGCTATCTTCTTAATGTTAACTGCTGCAAAAGCACCGGCTAAACCTGCTTGAATAAATGGATAGGCAGGGAATGCCGCTGTAACAGGACTAAGACTAGCAGTAGTAAACGCATTTTGAACGGCTTGATAACCGCTTATTGTAGCTTGACCTATTGCCATAGCTTTACCTAATTTGCTTCCCTCTCCTGCTAACTCACCAACTAAAGCGAAGCCTTGTTTTGCAGAATCTAGCTTGGCATTCATTACATCTTTATCTAGCTGTTTTTCGGCTAGTGATAGTGCAGTATCATTAGCTTCTTTTTGTTGCCTAGATGTCTCCATAAATTGGTCATAAGCTATCTGAGCATCTATCTTAGCTTGTGTACCTGCGTTTGCGCTGTCTATAACACCCTGAAGTCTCTCTTGCTCCTGTGTTTTTTCTAATTCAAAGACTGTTTGTAATGCTTCTAACCTAGCAACCTCATTTACTATTTGCTCTGCGTTAAATCGTTTTTGCTCTATTGAAAGTAATGATGCACTTTCCATTTTAGCATTATCTAAGTCTATCAGCTCTTGTTGCAGACCTGCCTCGTTAACTCTTTGTTCAGATAAAAAACCCGTTGCCGTTGCAAGTACACCCGCTACTTCAGCTTGAGCATTTAAAACAGCTACATAGTCTTCATTTTTACCTGTCAAGTCAAACTGAGCTTGTGCCGCTGCTAGTACAGCATTTGCATTAGCCGTCATTTCTTTTTCCTGATCTTCTAAGACTAGCTTTAATTCATTATTTGCAGCTATCCTTTCATCTACACTAATTCTAGTGTCATCACGTACCTGTCTAAGTTTTTCTGCTTCTCGGTCATACTGCTCTAGTAATATCCGACTAGATGCTTCTGCTATTTCAGCGTTTTTCTTTAATGCCATATTAGCCTTGGCCGTTTCCATAGCAGTTTTTACACTAACCTTCCCTAGACCTTCAACTATTTGACCACCAATAGCACCTGCCTCTTGAATAGCTTCACCGATATTTGAAGCAATGCTTTTTCCTGCTTCTACGGCTTCAGTAGCAACACCTTCTATTGCAGCTTTTGTTTCTTCAATTCCTGCATTTAGTTCTTTAATTTTCTCAGGGTCATTATTACCTAGAAATGATTTTTCCCAAGCTAACTGAGCTGATTGTAAAGCTAATTGAATAGCATAAAAACTCAGCTTCATAGGAGTTAGTGCAACCGTAACAACACCGCTTACAACCTTTCCTAATGCATCAAAATTCTCAGTAGCTGAAGCGACATTTTCGTAAATATCTACAAAGACATCTACCACTTGATTAAATAATATTTGAGCAGTTTCAAAGACCGTATTAAGGGCAGTCATTACTGTTTGATTTTCCTGTATAGCTGAGGAAACAAACTCAAACGCCTTTTGAAGTAAGAAGATTATACCACTAGCTTTAGCAAGGTTCTTAATAGAAACACCTACTTTTTTTACACCCTTTGCGCTGCCTTCAGCACTTTTCTCAACAGATTCTAATGACTTTGCAGTAGCCTTATTACCTTCTTCAACGGAATCCTGAACCTCTTTAAGTTCCTTTTGGAGCTTTTCGATGTCATTTAATGCATCCTTATATTTTAACTCAAATTCTACTTCTACTTTTTCCATCTCTTCTGCTCTTTTGTTTGCTTAAACCCCTCAGAAAAGGTCTGTGCCAATTTATACTTACCCTTTGCAATCCGTATTGCTTCTGTCTCTCCCTCAACTACACTTAGCAGCTCAACTATATTCTTTATCATACCTTGTTTAATAGTTCCATTTTACTTTTTCCGCTTTGTAGCTCAGTAGTAATGGAGTTAATCCTATATGTTTTAGTGTTTATTGTAAAGGTGTCATTCAGCTTAAAATTGTATATAATCCGTAGAGGCAAATAAGACGTAATCTGTGTCAGCCTTCTAGCTTGATTGAATACGTCAATTATATACTCGCTATGGTATACACTAAAAAGCGTATCTGTAAACTGATCAGAATTTACCTCGTACTCATTTAGCTCATTGTTAAAATGGATGTTTTCTTTACCGTCAGATGATGACTGATACAAAGCGTTTGAAGGTATCCAATATGCATCTTCACTACTTGCAGCAATAGAGCTTGTTCTGTAACTAATATCGTAGCCACCTGATTGTCTTATGCCGTAAAATATTAAAGGCTTACCGATATATGGCTGTGAGTTTTCATTTACACTCCACCCCCATTGAATTGTAGTCAGTAGGCTATTGGTTACATTTACTAATCGCTCGTACTTCATATGCTCAAAAGGAGCTATGACCTTGTAGATCTCAGTTGATGCGTTATAGTTTAACCCACCTGTACCGTCAGTATCTGTACCCCCTATGTATTTTAAAGCACCCCAAGACGTTCCGAATAGTTGGTTATGCTGCTTCGCTAGATATGTTCCTGTGCCTTCGTATGCGTATATAATTTCCTTGTATGGTAAAGCTATGTTTACCTCACTTTGGTTTGTATCTACGTATTGAGATATGTTATAATCTACGGGCGCATCTAAGCCCTCTATATCTGCCGAAGTATAGTAACTATAATTGGAAGCCCCCAAAGTCGTTAAGGATGCCTCTAAACAGCTTAGAGATTCAACTGTCCCACCGTCTTCTACTACACGAGTATTAAAAGCGTTTGCTATCTGAACATCACCCTCAGTTCTTTCTTCTAATGGCCTTACTACTATTGTTCCTGAATCATTGACATAAGCAACTAGATTAAACATTTTAAACAGACCCGTAAGAAATGACATAATAGTTACGTCAGGTATCTGTTGAGGTATTTGAAAGTCAAAAGATTCTGAAGCCGTAAAGGTGTTTCTTGTAGCTGTATCAGTATAAAAGCCTGTTCCTGTTTCGCCTACTGTTTCCCACTCAATAGAAGTGAATACTATTGTGCCTGAACTTTGAGGGTGTATAATGCTTACCGTATAAACACCATTAGCAACCAAGAAATTAAAAGGCAATAAAACATTCTGAGTTCCTGCTGCCTCTGTTGATGTAAATACCGTACTACCATTTAAACTAACTATAACTGAATAAGGCTTTGCCGCATCAGCTACTATGGGTGTGCAGGTTATCGTTGTGCTTAGTATTTTATTAGGTGCAGTTACTAAAGCCGCAGGTATGGTGATTGTAGAATAGTCAACTATTATCTGAGTAGCACTAGCTGTCCAATTATTTACTAGGCTTTCGTATGTTGCTATCTGTTGGTCAGGTTGTACCGCTCCGCTTTTTCTATGTAACCACATATACAGGTCATAGAAACTAGGATTTGACGTGCTAAAGAAATCTTCTGAAAAGACTAGGTTGGTATTGTAGCCGTTTGCAACGGTGTACTTTATCTCTATCTCTTTAATGATTTCATAAAGCCTTAGAGCGAACTTTAACTGATTCCAGTATACACCCTGATGTTCACTATTGTGATACCATAGATTACTACTGCCTTGTAAATTTACTCCTGATTGAAAAAACAGCCTATCTGTATGGGTTATTAAAGGCGTAATGACATAGGCGTTTGCACCTGTTGCTTGTTGCATCTTAGCCAACACCCCTGCGGCACTATAAGTCAGGTCATATTTAGAGTTACTAAAAGCTAGTGAACCAAGTTTGTCCTCTCCTAAGATGTCATTTAATTCAATCGTATTCCCAAAGAATGTAATCTTATAGCTGTATACAAGGTTATTTCTGAGGCTAACACCTTCGAGCTTTATTCTACCCGTTTGAAATGGTAAAGTGTTTAGCTCAATTTTACCTGCTTTTTTCTTTCTAGCATCATAACCATCTACAATATTAAAATTGTAATAGTGCTGAAATATCTTGTTATTTGTTTTACTAGCAGGTACAGAGAATGTCTTAGTAAAGGCTGTAAACACCTTGTCTATTTGCTTAATGTTCTGAATAGTCTGTGTAAGAGATACCGTCTCATCCTTAAACAAGTCAAGCCTTTCGCTTTCAATATATAGCTGTAATTCTTGCATCTACGTTATTTCTATGTTATCTCACGTTATTTATGTAATCAAACGCATCTTCAAAGTCTATTGTGTATTCTATCAAACGATCATTAACTGATGTCTTATAGGTCATCTCTGACGTTCTAACTGTGACAGGTATAATCTCAGGCGTGTTAGGCTGCTGAACTCTCTCTCTAGTCATCCATACATTCTCGCTTAAAAGAAGCTCCTCAAAATAAGCGTTTGTCCATTCAGGATAATAACCACTTGATAACGTGCGTGATTGTTTAGCCTTTGAATTTAACAGCTTTACCGTTGGGTCAGTTGTAGAGTATGTACCATTAGAAAGTAAGGTGTTAGCCTCGTATCTTTCGTTTGACCTTGTTA